TGTGTACCTGCTAATTTTGCTGCATATTCACTAGTTTTTATTACTACATCGCCTTGTCCACCAGATTTATTTATTTCTATAAGTTGTTGGGCAACATCAGGTGATACTTGTTGTATGTCTTCTATTGTTATTCCATTGTTTATAATTGCTTGATTTAATATTTCTGCGTCTATATATAAATTTTGTACGTCTTTATCTACTGCTAAATTTTCTACAAAACTTTGAAACTCACTTGGATTTCTTATTTTTGTTTTGTTATTAACAGATTTTTCTGATAATTCTTCAATAAATGCAGTATCTTTTGTAGCTTTGTTTGCTCTAGAAACATCAGATATAAATGTTGGGCCACTACCTACAAGACCTACTAAGGTCATCCCTTTCATAGTCTGTATGAAAGTTTGACCTAACCTATCTCCTACTTCTTGTAATCCTTCTAAATTTGTAAGTTTTAATTTTAAATCTTCTCTATCGTTAAATGCTACTGCTAAATCACGACCTACAACATTTGATAATTCTTGCAATACTTCTGTACCTGCTTCTGTTATATTTCCACCAAGATAATTTTTAGCAAATTGCATTATTGCTTTGCGTCCAGTTGGTTTTGCTAATTCTTTAACTATTGATTTTGTAGCGTATTTAGATAATGTTTTTCTTATAGGAGCAGTTACAGCACTAGCACCAACCCATTCCAACAACATATTTGTAACACCAACACCAGTAGCTATATGTTTTGCTGTTTGATCGTCAACACCTTCAGTTAAATTTAATTCTTCAACTAAATCTAAGTACGAAGACCCTGCTTCTATTTTGTAAGTTTCTAAACCTAATGTTCCTAAAAACCCTACAATAAATCCACCTTTAGCTGTAAATATAGACCCCGGCCCTGTTACAGCACCTGCAACTCCAGCAGCAGCACCTGTGTATAAACCACCTTCTAAAGCACTAGGTAAGGTTTTAGAATATTGACCAAAAATAGCAAAACCTTCTTCTAATATGCCAGATCCATCACTATTTAATTCTTCTAATCTTTGATTAATTTCTGCTAATTCTGCATTTAATTCTTCGTTACCTTTACCTGATTTTTTTAAATTACCTATTTTACCTCTTCTTACATTTAACCTACCTTTTTCCCAACCTTGAGATATATTATCTGGTGCTTTTTTTATAGCATCAAACGCATATTCTAAACCTTCTAAATCATTAATATTGTCATAAGCTAATGCAGCAAACGTAGGATCAGTAAGTTGCTTCATTAAAACTGGACTTTTTTCAGCTAATGCTAAACTTAATATTTTTTCTTTTCTGTTTTTTTCGCCTAATAATTTTATTGCTTCTTCACTATCTAATGCAAATTCTTTTGGTAAATTTAATTCTTTTGCAAGTTTTAATCCTTCACCTACCATGTCAGGATCTTTTTCCATAACAGAAGTTAATGTTTGTTTCAACTCTGCTTTAATTTGATTTTGTCTATCTTCTTCTCTTTTTTTTAATGTATCTAAAAAAGGATTTTCTGTATTTAATGTGTTTAAATTTTCAGCATAGTTTTGACTAGGTGCTAATTCTTGTCTTTTGTTTAAAGTGTCAAAAAATGGATTGTCGCTCATAAATTATTTTCCTCCTTATATTTTATAATTTCACTTTTTTTCTTTTTCTTACCATGTAATATCCATTCGTTTGCAATCATTTCTTCTGTATAAGGCATACCAGCAGCATCATACCCTGCTATAAAATACTCTCTAACATCTTTTGGTATGTTATATGTAAATACTTTTTCACTACCTACAAACACAAAAGCATCTTTAAATTGATCTGCTTCTAATGCAACTGTAGGTATAGTAATATCAGATTTTCTAATGAATCCCCATCTTTTAGTTATTACGCCATCTGCCAATATCTCATCTAGAAGTTTTTGTTTTTCTGGTCTAGTTAATTTTCTGCTTTTGTTTGTTTGTTCTGTATCTATTCTGTTTAACCAAGCATCTTTAATTTGTTTGTAATCAAATCTAAAATTATATTGATCTTTTGCTTTAGGATCATCTGTTACTTTGTTAACTATATCTGTATAACCAAATCTAATTAAACTGGAATCAAACATATCTGAATTACCAGTTGCTTCTATAATTTTCGCTTCACTATTTAAACTTTTTGCATAATTTTTTAAACCTAAATAATCTGATTTAGATAATTTATGACTATATGCAGGTAAATTAGTTGCTACTTCAACTGGATTTCTTTCTAAATCAATAACAACGTCTTTATTAGATTTTTTTGGTTGTCCTTTTTTTAATAACTTTTGATCGCTTTCACTAAAGTTTTCTATTTTTATTCCGTTTGCTTCTAAATTTTTCCAACCTCCTTCTTCTGCAAATGCTATTTCTTTTGCAGCGTTTAAATTTTCGTTATAAATTTTTGTACGTTCACTACTAATTTTGTTGTATTTAATTTCTAAATCTTGTAACGCATATTTTTGTTGTTTAGAATCTGTAATTGTTTCTTTTATTTCTGCTTTTAAAACGTCTAACGGACGTAGTCCTGTAATAAAATCTACGTCACTTGTAAAATCACCATCGTAATTAATACCTTTTTTTATAATTTCTAGGTCGTTAGCAATTGCATTTACATAATCACCTTTGTATTTTTTATTTGCTTCTTCATTAATTAACTTGTTGTAATTATCTATTATTTTTTCATTTATTTGTTTTGCATATGTTGCATCTTCTTTGTATCTAGCTGTATCTATGTCAAGACTAGATTTAGCTTTTGTGTATAAACTGTCTGCTTTTTTTACACCTAAATGTTGTATAGCAAATAAATGTGTTGTTTGATGTTCATTTATTAATGTTGCATTAGCATCCAATTTATAAAATTTTGATTCGTTTCTTATTTTTTCTAACGTATCAATATTGTTCTCTTGCGTTTGACCTGCAACTTCTACTTTGTCACTATGATTTCCATCATAAACAGACGCACCTGTGCCATCATCTACATAATGATTGCTTTTAAGGCACATTAATTTTGGTGTTTGATCTAAAAAACTACCAGTGTTTTGATTACCATTAGCAGTTAAAACACCATTAACACATTGTTCTACGTTGTAATCTTCATGTTTTTCTGCAATTGATATTTCTAATTCAGTAACTACATCTTTAATTTCTTTTGGTTTATGCATATCTACATATTGTTTAGCTAACTGGTGTCCACCGTCTAATTTTACTAATTCGTCTACAACACCTTTCATTACTTCATCGTTGTATTTTTGTACATCTTCTAAATATTTAGAACTTAATGGCCCTTTGGTTATATCTGTATTACGACTATTTAATTCTGCATTACGTTTAATTTCTAAAAGCCCTGCAAAATAACTAATTTGGTAATCTCCATTTTCTTCTTGAAAACTTTCAAAATTATTTATTGCTCTTTTTTTAGCTATATTTACGTTTGCTTCAGATTCTTCAGTTAATTTTAATCTGCTTTGTTTTAGAGAATGTTTACTAGCACTATTTACTGATATACGTTTTGACGCAGCATATTTGTTCTTAAATATTTGTTTTTGACTATTGTTATCTAATTTTTCTAAATATTTATTAGATATTTCTTCTAAATCATTTACTAATTTGTCATATGCAGTTATAGGTTTATTAGTGTCTTCGTCATAACTTACTGTTGCTATCGCATCACCACGTTGCAAACTTAAATATTCATTTACTTTTACATCTGCTTCTGCTTGATAACCTCTATATGCTTCATTAGATTTAATGTCATCATGCTGATCTTGTAAATCTGCTGCTATTTTTGCAAATTGTTTTTGTGCATTACTTAAACGTCCTATATCTTGTGCAACACCTGTATCTTGTACTGGCTGTATATTAGTTGCAGAAAATAATGGTGTTCCACCAGTATCTATTTGTTCTGTAGGTGTTTGTTGTAAAGGTACTGTTGCCATAATTAATCAAGTCCTGGAATTAGACCGTATCCTTTGTTCGCTGCAAAATCACCAACACCCGACATAAGCGTACTTGTCATGTTTAAAAATGGACTAACAGTTGATGCGGTAGCAAACATATTACTTGCTGATACACCTAACATATCTGACCTAATATCAGCTTGCACCCCTCTTGTTCTCATCTGGTTTGCAGCCCTTACTCTATTGCTATTCATTGTTATCTTATCTAGTTCTCTCATTACAGCATCTGATGCAAAAACATTAGCAACACTACCGTATCCAAGTTGCACACCTCTCGCAGCAAAACTTGTTCTAGCTTTTCCTTCTTTTAAACCTGCTGCCATCGTCTTAGTCATTATTTGTCTGTTATATGCTCTATATACTTGCTGTGCTTCCATCTCCAACATATCAGCATTTATTTTTGCCATGTCTTCTTGATGTTTAAAATTTAACCCTGCACTGTCTGCTTCGTATCTTTGTCTATTTGCAGCAGCATAATTACCAACAATGCCTGTTAAAGTACCGCCTATTGACATTACACCGCCTACCGTATCCCAACTTTTCCAATTTATAGCCATAAGTGCAACACCTTCTTATTTTTATACTATACAAACAGTTTATCGGTTTACGGTTACACTATCCACCAATAGATACTTCTAACGTAACTCCAACAACTGTTAATGGTAATGGATCTGTTTGCCTTATAAATATTTGACCGTAATCTTGCCAAGAAGGAGTAAGCATTATTTTTATATCTTCTGTTTTTAAACTAGGTGGCGATCCATATGGTTCTGTTGTACGTTGTTTTGCTTCTACTAGTTTTTCTGATGTAGGGCCTACAAATATACCAGAGCTTTCAAACACACGTAGCCAAGCATGATTTAAATTTTTAACACGGCCTTGCCCAACAGCTTCTGTTTGCAACGCTAACGGCAATGTTTGTAAATCACATACATAAGGTAAGCCAATATGTACAACACTAGCTGCACGGTTTAATACAATACCACCATTAGAATCTACTACTCTAGTTGGATGAACCGCACCGTCAGCTAATATGCTTACTGTCTTACCTACTAAATGACTTAAACCCGGAAATGTTTTTTCTGCTATTTCATATGTAGTTATAGCTGTGTTTTGCAAATTGCTTGGCAAATCTCTATCTAGTTTGACAGTTGCAGTGTGGTCATCTGCAATAGCTGTAATATCACATCTGTAAGTTTCAGTATTATCAACTATTACTATTGCATCATTTAAATCTGTAGTTAATCCATTATTACCAACTTTAAATACTGGTATGTTAGATGGAAATTCTAGAGTAACAGAACTTCCTTTTGTATAATTACCGTTGCTAGTTATAGTTACAGTGCGTGAGTTATTTGTATTTGTTCCGTTATAAGATTTACCAGAATCTACAAAAAAACTATCACGTTGTGAAGCATAATCTCTTGTACCCATACGTTCTACAAATCTTTTTGTGCTATTATTAATAGTTCTTTTAACAACGCAATAAACAGCATCTACAAGGCCTTCTGCTACTGTTGCAACGCTTTCAAACGTACCATCTGTGTCATGTTGATGCCATGCACCTACTTGTTGTTCTGGTACATATGTAAAACCAATTAATTTACCGCTTGTACTAATCATCCATACAACTGGTGTAGGTGCTTTAGCTAATGTCATGTCTGTAATATCAAAACCATCAAACAAATGTGCAGCCCTTATAGATAAATCACCAGTAATAAAACCATTAGACTGCCAGTTATATCCTAGTTCTCTTGCATGACCACCACGGCTTGAAATATAAACCATGCTGTTATTAACTATGACAGGTTGCGAATTATTAGCACCTATATACGATTGCGGTTTAACTGATACAGATGTTGGTGTTATAGCATCACTATTAATAGATGTTACCCTCCATTCCGCTGCTTCTGTCATAAATAACAACTGTGTTAGCGGTACTATATGTAATATTCTGTTTGCTTCACGAGCAGCAACTTTAAATTTAATACGATCATCATCTCGAATTGGTAATTTAAATGACATATCACTTTCTGTACCTGATCGTGTCATAAAAATAGTTTGAGGTTCAGCATCAGTACCAGCAAAAACCCTACGTTGTTCGTAATAAGAAACAGCACTGGGAAAATTATTATTATTGTTAGTAGTGCCAGTAAATATAGATTCGTATATTGGAGGTGTTATAGCAAAATCTGGTGCTATGTTGTTATCTACAATCTGATGAACATAAGCAATAGTGCAGTTACCACTGCCTTCATCGTTTGACGTTACATATGAAATCTTATCGTTATCTACTTTAGTTACACGAAACCTACCAGCAACTATGCTGCCATTAAGGTTTGTTACGTCTACATAATCATTAGTATTAAATCCATGATTTGTTTTGGTAATAGTAAGTGTATGAACGTTGTTATTGGTAGTCGTGGCATATGTAGCATTAGTTGAGGTTGTGCTGCTATGATTTATTTCTCCTATAAAACCAAAAAGACCAGCTTGTTCTTTATAAACTCTATATCTTAATGCAGTGTTTACTGGATTCCACAAGATTGTATTGCTTGCACCAGTAACAAAAATATTATTTTGTACAGATACAGAAGAGCTTGCTTCACTTTCTCTTATGCCATCATTATCCAATGATGTAACTTTATAGGTATGATCTTCAAAAGTATCCGTATTAGTTTGCGATGAATTAGGAATATAAGCTTCTACTTGTATATTTGTTGGTGCTGCAATTGGTGCTGTAAAATCAATTTCTTGTAAAATAAAAGCTACATTATTATTTGAATCCAATATTCTTCTTAGTTCTCTTGGCGCATGATTAGGATGTACTAATGTTAAAACATCGCCAGATTGTACATAATGAATATCAAACAACTCTGTCTCTAAGTATGGTGAAGGTATTTCAAGTATTAAATCATTTGACGAACTACCATCTGGTAATGCATATATATAATTAGTGTTTAATACACCTCCATGTATAACAGTCACATAGTAATTAGACGTAACATTATTTACAGTTCGTCTATATAAATCACCTACTTGATAAGTTTTAGTGTTGTCATAATCAGCAGGTTGGTTATATACATATGTTATCCCTTCTGTATGAAACCTAAAATATTGATTACCTGCTTCAATAACCGTAGTTTGATTAATATTAAAACGAAAAGGAAACAACCTTACTTTTTTTTGTGAATCTTTTACTTCGTTTACCCATTCAAAACCTGATCTGTTTACTGCTGGCCCTTGTGGTTTTGCAATAAAATTACGCATTGTTGCTGCACCTTGTTGATATTTGCTGTCATCAATACGACCTGCCATTTCTGGTGATATTTCACCACTAGAAAATGATTTAAGAAATGTTCGTGTGTTTGGCATTAATTACCTCCCAGATGTCCAAGGCACAATATGTTCTACAGTAATATCTCTATGTAAATTATCTTGTTGTTTTGCACTTGCTAAATAATTACGCATCATTTCTTGACATTGTTTTGATTGTTTCATACCTTGATCACCTTTTATTATTGGCCCTGCCAACATAGATGCTAAATGCCAAGACAACGTAACGACAAACAATGGAGAAAATGTTGTCGGATCAGTTACTAATGATTGATATCTCAACAATGCATTCTCTTGATTGCTATAAATATAAATACCTTCTACTGCAAATTGTTGTGGTGTATAGTGACCAGCTAATATTGTTGGAGAATAATTAGATGTTATACCTCCCGGTGTATCGCCAGAAGACATTCTTGTAGCGTAATCATTTTGTGCTGTAGGAGATATTATTGCGACAGGTGTCATCATGTCAGCAGGTGCAACATATGCATATTCCCACTGTTCTAATGTATTAGTTGTTGTTGCTAGACTTGCACGTTTGGCTGCAAAATTCCAGGTATGCGATTCTAACAGACTGTTTCTTGCTATAGGATAATATCTTGCAGCGTGTTCCGCTTGTGCAGAACCTTCTGGTGGTTTTATCGAAGCAATAGTTGCATCATCGCCTAAATGTGCCAAGGCAAGATTGCAAATATCTATTTCAGTTGCCATTACATCTCCTATAAAAAGAGGAGGTTAGCAGTATTACTACTAGCCCCCTGTAAAACGTTAAGAAGACCAATACCTATTTACCGGCTGTTTCAAGTTGATTAATAAGAGTTTCTTTTGTTTGTCTTCTATCTAGCTCCACACCAATAGAACGACCATAAACTTCAAGCTCTGCTTTTGTCATTGCATCATAATCAACAACATCAGATCCACCAACAATTTCAATATTAGTGTTTGGCTCTCCATTATATTCAAACTCTTCGTCAGCTTCTCGCATGGATTGGCCAACAAAACACTTGACTTTTGCTCTGTAAATAGGCATAGGTTACTCCTTATTAAGCTACGGTAAAACCAGAAGCATAGTACTTCTGTCCGTCACCGATTGTTTCTACTATATCAGCAGTAACTTTACCAGCGTTCATAGTACCAGCTACAACATATTTTGCACCAAGGTATCTTTTACCTTTGCCAGCAATGTCTGGATTGATGCGTACAACAATGTTTTTACCTAATGTAAGACTTGCTGTAACAATTGCATCACTACTTCCAATAACATCAGGACTAGATAAGTTAGCG